TTAAAAAATGTTTAGTTAAACCCTACGGCTTAATGCCTCACCCATTTGTTCGGCAATTAATGACCGTCTATCCTTTTTATCGCCAGGTTCTGCCACCCTTCCGCTAGGAGTAACGGATTTCGGACTTACTGCTGCCGCCTTCGCCTTCGCTACTTGTTGTGCTTTGATTGCGGACTGTTTGGCGTCTTTCAGGAGTCTTTCCTGTTCTAACGACCAAACATCGTCATTCATACGCACAGCTTTCTTGTAGGCTGTTTCGAGGTCTTGGGCCTTCCCTAACTCAAGTAATTGAGCCATTTCTTCCCTTACCACATCAAAGTGAGGGTATTTCTCCACATCACTTCGTACTCTTTCAATCTCATTCATTAAGCGTTGGTTTTCTTCTTGAGCAAACCGACCTTTAATGGATGACACTTCTTGATTAACCTGATTTAACTGATTCATCAATTGTTGTGTGTAAGGGTCAAATTGTTGCATCTGACCATCACCATTTAATTGTACGCCATATTCTTGTGCAAGTCTTTGAAAGATTTGGACTTTCTGCTCCATTGGCGCATAGGTCAGAATTTGGTCTGCCTTTGCTAAAGTAGAAATATATTGCGTTGGCTCAATTCCTCTTTTTTGCAAATCTTGGACATAAGGCGCAACAGCTTCTTCGTATGCTCTAGCACGGTCAGCTTCTGCTTTATAAGTGCTTACGCCTTTTTTGTATTCTGACTCACGCTGGTTGGCATATTCGGCAAATTTAGTAAAATCTTCTTTGCTAATTTGTTCGCCTTTTTCCATTTTGTCCCAAATCTGGACATATTCTTTTTTCCAAGTAGAGGGGCGTGTTACTTTTTCCTGCGGTTCTTCATGCGACTCCTCAGGTTCATCAGACGAAACACTTTCGGCAGGTTCTTCGCTATCTGGTTCGCTAATTTCAGCTTCAGGGGACTCCTCGGCAGTATCATCGTTGCTAATCTCCTCTGCTTCCACAGGTTCTTGCTCAATTACATTCTCCTCTGGCTGCTCTAAAGCCTCATCCATTGCTTGTTCAATTAATGCTCTGCGGTCTAATTCACTCATGGTTTATCCTCGGTAGTTAAGTTTTGCATAAGCCAATTCCGCAATCTGACGCTTTCTTGCTTCTTGGGACTTTTTGCTAAGTTCTGCTGGTTTGTGCTGCGTTGGTACATCATTTCCTAATTCAATACAGCCATTACGCTTTAGGTTTTCTCTGTGCTTAGAACGACTGTCAATCCATGAGCCATCAGCCATAGAAATGTGTCCTGAAATGTCAGACATGACCATTGGCGCTTCTTTTGGGGTCATTCCTAACTTGTCTTGCCATGCTTGTTCAGCTTCTGGGGTGTTAAATGGAATATTCCAATAAGCAAGGTATTTTTCCTTGTCATCATATTGCGATGCGTCATATTCTTCATGAGCAACTTTGCAATGTGAGCAAGTTACGCTTACTTTTACTAATGCCATTACATTCTCCTTATTAAGTCAGGTATTTTGTGAAGTTCATCTTCTTCTACAGTTACTACAGAGTCATACCAAGTGCCGTGTTTCCAGCGCCAGCATTTAAATTCCTTTTTAGGCATGATTACAACGGTTTTGACGCCCAAAGCACCTGCTAGGTGGGCTATGCCTGTGTCTACTGTGACAAGCCCCTTACAAGCCTTTAAATGGCTTGCAGTCTTATTCCAATCTTGTTTCCATCCGTCATTAGGAAGTGGCGACCAAAACCTATCTTCTTCTGGGTTAAATGAATAAGCGTTATCCCCCACAACCTCTAACATTTTTTCTGGGTGCATTGTGCGGACATAATGCAAAAGACCCTTTGAAGTAGACCAATTAACCGCTAGTTTTTTGGGAATATTGCTAGGAATAGCGTCTAAATAACCTTCAGAGCCTACAATTTTCTTTAAATTGCATGGAAACAAAGACCTAGCATAAGCAGGGGCTAGGCTAATGTAATAAGGCAGACTAATCATGCCAATCCAATAATCTGACTCTGTAGCAATGCCTTCTTCTGGCATATTAGTGAATGTGTCAATACATTCCATTTGACCAAATAGGGTATGCAATGAACCATGTTGTAATAAAACAACACTTTTAGCGCCCATAACCTTTAAGAATGGCAAAAATCTAGCGTATTGAATAATGTCGCCAAAACCTTGCTCTGCTTGCACAGTAATGGTTTTCCCTAATAGGCTTTCACCACGCCAAACTGGCATTTTTAAGGGTTGAGTATATGGCTGTGCTTGATTAGCCATTACTTCTTTATGCCATCTATATTCAAATAGCCTAAATCCAGCATCTAAGCGACCAGCATGGAGGTGTTCGTAGGCTTTTTTATATTCTGTGTGCGGATTTAAAGTAAGAGTGCTAATAATGCTTCCTCATCGTCTAATTCTGCTTGCCGTTTGGCTTCAAGGATTGCTAACTCTTGCTCTAAGCGGAGTTTTGCTGCCCTCATTGCTACTGCGGTTTGCAGGTCTTGCTGTTGTTTAACAAGATTAGCGATGTATCGGTCAATGTTTGCTAGGTTTGACGGTATATCAACGCTAACTTCTTGATTGGATTGTACTTTAGTTTGTTGTTTCTTTGCAACAGGCTTTGGGTCTACCAAATCTGCAATGGTTTGCTTACGGTTTTCAGCGTCAGCTTTAAGTGCTGCAATACGCTTTTCTTCTGCTTGGCGCAGTTTTTTCTGAATACCTTTATAACGCTTTAATTCTTCCCTTGTCCAAGGTGCGTCATCACCCCCTTGTTTAGGATTAACAGGGGTAATAACAATCTGAAAAGCATTGTTTTGAAACGCATTAGCTTGGAAAGCTGTTGAAAACATTAAGCAACAACCCATCTACCGCCAGTAGGAACGGTAACGCTTACTCCTGACGAAAGGGTAATAGGGCCAACAGAATGGGCTGAGCTTCCAGCAGGAATAGAAAAGCTGGTTGCTATAGTTCTGCTATTAACAACAATTCCGTTTGTAGCGTTTAATTGTGGGCTTTGCACTCCAGCAGTAGTAATTTGCATTTTCCATGCAGATTTAGCTTGAGTGAAGCCACCTACATAAAATTGATGAGCATTGGCTGTACCTGTGGAATCTGTTGCATATACCAAATTACCTGTTTTGCCAGCACCACTTGGAGCAGAACCAAATAAATAGGCTTCATTAGGGCCAGTACAGGTATAGGTAGAATCAGCATAAGATTGGGATGTAATACCCATATCCACCCAACCACTTGTGTCTGAACCGTTGTTTGGGTAAGCCACCACATCGGCAGAAGCACTTGTACCGTTATTGGCATTGTAAACATATTTCTGAATATAGTTATTTGCGTTGCCTGTTGCGGCAGAAATTGGGTTAGTTAAACCACCCAAAACAGCAGTAGTTCCTACCAACAAATATGTACCGTTATATTGCAGTCCTGATGATTGGTTAGGAGTTGTAGTGCCTTGACCATAAGGTATGTAATTGGTTGTATAAGTTACGGCAGGGGCTTTTCCGTTAAATGTATTCCAATCGGTGCTTGTAAGGTAACCACTTACGCTTGTTGTAGCCGCAGGAATAGATAAATGGCTTGCAGATGTTCCTGAACCTGATAATGGAGCATCAGCAGTTACGGCTGTTAAATATGCGCCAGCAGGCTGTTTATTATTAAAAGTAGTCCAGTCTGTGCTTGTAAGGTAGCCATTTACGCTTCCTGTGGCGGCCGCCATCGAAATAGTTGGTGTATTGCCACCACTTGAAACTACTGGAGCAGTTGCGCTTACGCTAGTTACAGTACCACCGCTAGATGGGGCAGTATTGGTAACGGTAAAGTTAGGGTAAGTACCAGTAACGCTAATTCCTGTACCGCTAGTCAAGGCAACAGTTTGGTCAGGTGCTGTATTGGTAATAGTTAAAGTTCCGCTACCAGTAATAGGGCTTCCACTTACAGAAATTCCTGTTCCTGCTGTTGCCGCTACGCTAGTAACTGTTCCAACGCTTACAGAGCCACCAAGACTTGTGCTTGTGCCGTTGATGGTAATAGCTGAATTGGCTAACTGTGCGTTGGTTATCGTGCCTGATAAGTCTGTAGTAGGAATGGTACTTGATGCTGTCATTGCGGTTGTTCCGCTACCTTTGACATATCCAGTTAAAGTTGATGCACCAGTTCCACCATTAGCAACAGCTACTTGACCAATAATGGTAGATGCTGAAACTGCCAAAGGTGTGGTCTGTTTTACATAGATTGAACCATTAGGAGTATTGGCATAAGCCACAACACCTACTTGCACCGCATAACCTGTAGGTGGTACTGTATTCATTAATTGACCAGCAGAATATGGGCTTAAATATAAAACTTGGCCTACTGAAAATGAGCCTGTATTGCAAGGTGTTAAAAGTCCAGCCGTACATACATAACCTGTTGCGCCTGAAGCAATAGTGCCATTTGTCAATCCTAATACAGCAGAAGTGCTTGATACATCAGCTTTAGCCAATGCAATATTTGGATAACTTTGACCGCTGGAAGTGCCTGTAACATATACAGGAGTTCCATTAGCGATACTTGAGCCTGTATTGTTTATGACTTTTAATTGGACTTCTTGCCCTAAATGAACAGCGTTATTCGTTACATCATTAAAATAAGTCAGAGCCTTTTGCGTGCTGTCGTACCATAGTTCGCCTTCTGCATAGCTTGGAGCAGATGTAGAAGTAAATGTTTCATAATCGCTGATTGTTGGATGTGCTTGTGTAGCACCTGTAGCCAATACAACATTACCTGAACCAGTTGTGCTAGTAGCAGGAAATGCACCTACATCGCTATAAGTAAGGACTACTGTGCCTGTCTTGCCATTTACGCTTGTTACAGCGTCAGTATTGTCTATCTTTTGCCATGCCGTGCCGTTATATACCGCCCAATCGCCCACTTGCCAATCAGTAATACCGTTGAGATTAGTGCTACCAGCGACATTAACAACATAGTAATAACCCTTAGTACCCACACTAGAGGTGAGAGTAGGTGTATTAGTGCTTGCATTCCATGTTCCTTGATAACTTAATGCGCCAATAACTGCGGCTGGCAATTGGCTAATAGGGACTGTGCCACTACCGTCAAGAGTTGCAACGCCATTAGCTACACCAGCGTCTTTTGTGCTAGCAGTACCAAGACCAGTAACATCAGTATTAGGAATTGTAGAACTAGCAGTCATATTGCTAGTGCCATTGCCTTTTACATAACCAGTAAGAGTTGCTGCGCCTGTACCACCATTGGCTACAGGGACAGTTCCTGTTAACTGGTGGTCATCATTCCAGTCACTTGGGCGAATTAATGACGAGTCATCTCCGTCAGGTATCGTTGAAACCTTAGTGTGCTTGACCGTGATAGCCATTATTGAACTCCGATGATTTTGCCGTCTTGACCTCTAACTACTGTCTTTGGCCTGTTATGTTGAGCATTAATTGTATCTACAAGTGCTGAAATAGCCTGTGCCATTTGCTGATTTCCTTGACCAATAGCATTAGCAATCGGCTGCATAGGGTGTTCCATAGCATGAGCCATATCTTCTTCAGTCATATATGCTTGTGCGCCATCATCTGTGCCAGCAGAAATACGAGCAGTTTCAATTTTTGCGCCATTATTAATATGAGCCAATAGAACCTGAGTATTGCGCTCTGTCATCATCTTCATCTGCGCTACTCTTGCCTGCATTTCTAGGTCAGCTTGGTTACGCTGTGCTTCCAATTGGAATTTAAGCTGGTTTTCCTGTGCTTGGTACTCTTGTTTGGCTTTTTCTAACTCCATTTGACCTTGTAGCTTAGCTTGTTCAAGCTGTGCAGTCATTTGTAGCTGTTGCATCTTAGCCTGGCTGTCCATCTGAGCCTTTTGAATCTCAACAGGAGGTGGTTTAGGCTGTCCCTTAGACATTTCGTATTGTTTGCGTAAATCATCAGCAGTTTGGTCAATAATACCTTCCAATTGCTTACCAGCCTTGAACGCTGTAACGCCAAATTTAAGCATTTCACATAGCATAGGGGTTAATTCTGGGCTTGCTTGAGCCGCAGGTAGGGCAGACTGCATAAATGAGCCTACAGCCGCTAAAAACGCTACTCTGTCAGCCTTTTCTTGCTGCTCATCTTGGTAAATCATCGAGTCAGAAGTGACTTCTATGCGGAAATTCTTGCTTGCCTCATCTCTAAGCAACTCAATAGCCTGTGGAATTAGCTGTTTGTCCTCATCAGACAGTTGCATTGCACCAGAAATCTTAACTAATGTTTCATCGGTGAAATGATTGCAAATAATCTGCGCTTTAATGGACAACAGGCTAGTAGCAAAGTCCACAACAGAGTGCTGCATAGTCTTAAGGCGACCAGCAGCGTTGTTTGACTTAATAATCTGTGCGCCAAGAGTTTCATTGGGGTCGGTTTGACCACGCTGAATGTCAGCAATACCCATTAATTCGTAAATTTGACCCTTAACTTGCTCCATTGCCTGATAGCAAGACATCAATGCGCTTGCAAAAGGGGCTAAATCGACTAGGTCAATAGCGCCTTTCATGCCTTGTTTTTCGGCAAAAGCCATCCAGTTGTGTACTGGAATCATTGTGTTGTTTTCGCCTTCAGAGAACAGGCGTTGTAGTTCAGAAGCCGAGGCATCGTAAACGCCACGCACCTTCAAAGCGTTAATTAAGCCGTCAATTCTGTCGCACAAAACATCTAATTCTCTAGCTTGGTCTTGGTAAATGACGAAATCAGGAATTGGCTCAAGGCTATCAGTTGTAAGGGTGCTGTAAAGGGGTTTAGGACAAGGCCAAAAGTTCTCAAGACCGAGTGGGTCATCACGCTCATCCAATATCTTTCCGAGGGACTTAGAAATCCACAATACTTTTCCTGTTTCTTTGTCCCAGATTTCATAGATTAACGCCTCATAAACACCATCGTTTGTTTTGTAAGACTGTTTTAAGTCATCAGGCTGTGTATCGAGTGGAATCTTGTAGCCTAATTCTTCGCCAAAACGCTCACAAAGAGCAGGGCGACTCATATAAACCTTACGCCATACTGCGGTGACTTCTTCCCATGTACGAGCAATCGTATGACCAAAGTCTTTCCAATGCACATAGTCTACAGGGGCGCACTCATACTCAATGCGCTCTGGGTTTTCTAATTCAACTGCTTCTGGTGTTTCGGCTTCGTCACTATCTTCGGTGACTTCTAAGCCATCCTCAGGCATATCTTCTGCTTCGCCAACAATGTGCGGTTCATAACGAACCCAAGCTACGCCACGACCACCCAATAAGCGGTCAAGCACGCTGTTATTCATTGCGGACTTATAATCGCCATAGTGTTCAATTTCAAACTCTAAGGCACGCTCAAGCATCATTGAGGCGACACGACCAATAGGGTCGTTATCTCTAAACCTACGGCTTACATCAGGGCGTGGCAGTCTAGCAAAGATAGCTGGCTGAATAGTTTGGACATTTGACCAAAGAATATTAAAACGAGCATTTGGGTTGCGGTCATAGCGACTGTCGTCTTTGTATTTCTTAATAATGCGGTCTACTCTGGCTTCCCAACGCTTATATGAGCGCTCATAGCCCATAATCGTTTTGTACCAATCTTCATAACTGTGGTCTACAGTTGCTTTGCCATCTGCCATTAAATTCTCCCTCTTGAAACCTGTGGGTTCGATTTCCACAATTCGTTCAAGCTAACTTCGGTTTGTCCTACCAACAGCCCTTTAATCGAGTCATCTTTCGAAGGCAACTTTGCTTCTTCTTTCCAGGCAATACTTAACATCCTAAATGCGTCAGCACCATGAGAAGTCCAATCATGTCTAGGCTTATCCCTAAATATTTTCTTGTCCTCATCCCACTCACGCTGGTACTGCCTTAAACATTCAATCAAGCCTTCAGTTCTTTCAGCGTCAAACCAGCATCGAATTAAAGCCATCCTTGCTGCTTGAATTCCATCCTGAAGTGACAAACTTGGCACAATTTTTAAACATTTTAACGGAATTTTGTCAGAAAGTTGCTCAATTATAGACTTTCCTCCACTTGCAAGAGTTTTAGCTCTAGCGTCATGAGGCAAATAATGCGCTGTATATTTAACGCCCCAATCAATTTCACGCTGTTTAATTAGCCCTGTGTAAAACGGAATAGACTGCCCATTGCTTGAATGGTAGTCCACTATGCGTATCTCGCCATGCACAACCTGATAGCTAATAATGCTCGTATCATCGCTGTAACCCAAGTCCCATGCGCTGTAAAGATTAAACATAGGGTCTAGCTCTACCTTGGTAATTCTGTTCTGGTCGGTAACTTGACGCATTTCAGCGCCATAGTAAGCACCAATAATGGCTGACTCAAAGTCGCATTCCATCTCTTGTAGATACTGGTCAGGAGTCATAACCTTGCGAGCATCGTCTAATTCGCTTTGCGGCAAAAGGTTAGTCTGACTAGCTCTAAGGACTTTTACATACCAATCAGGGTCTTGGGTGGCGTTATTGTATATATCGTAGAAGGCGTTATGGCCTTTAGGCGTTCCAATGAAAACTGCCCATCCGAGTCTGTCTGCAAGCAAAGGCCTGACAATCTCACCCCAAATGCGAGGACTACGCATATCTGCATATTCATCTAGCACAATTCCATCAAGGTACAGACCACGCAAACTATCAGCATTGTCAGCACCAAACAGTCGTATACGGCTTCCATTTAT